TCTCCGCGGCATGAAAACAAATCGCAAATTCTGTTCCTCGCTTGAGCCGTATTCCCTGTGGTGAAACGTGATAGTGGATACCGGATGTCCAGCTGTCAGTTCATGCTGCGCTTTCAGCGCGTCCAGGGCAGGGCCGAGCAATTGTATCGTCCGGTTTCCTGCCGCTGTTTTTGGTGGGCCGAACATGCCGTTTGCTGTCAGATTGCGGCTAACGTGTATCACGCCCTTATCCAGATCGACATCTTCCCATGCCAGAGCCGCCAGCTCACCATGCCGCACACCAGAATAGACGGCGAATTTCCACATGTTCTGGCTTTGGCCTCGTTCACTTGCCATGAGGGCTGCAAATTCCTCTCTTGTAAGTGGGTCAGGCTTAACCCTTGTTTTACGCAGGCTTTTTACGCTCTCAAATGGTTTATGTTGGATAAAACCCGAAATGTACGCAAAATTCAGAATTGAGCACAGTAAAGAAACATAATTGTTGACAGTCGAAACTGTTCTGCCTTTTTTATTTATACGCTTGTTTTTTGAATAGAAGGTTTCTCCTGTTAGCAATTCGTTTCTACAATTAAGAACGTCACTATATCCAATAGCAGTGAGCATAGTGTTTCCGTTCATGATTTTTATTATTGTATCAATCTGGGATTTTGTTTTCTTTAGAGTATTGGCGCTGATTTCAGTTTCTTTAATTTTAAGCCATAGTTCACACAGTTCATGAAATGTGCTCACCTGTAACGTGGTGTTAATCGCTACTGCCTTTTTGGATGAGGGGAATCGACGCCCGTAATCAAATTCCCCCATGTTTATTTCGCTGGTAATTATCGCTCTTAAATTACCAGCTTTTTTTATGTTTGCGGGGCTTACAATCCACCCCTTTAACACTTCGCGGCAGCGCTTACCTTTATACATAAACCAGACGCATATTCTGTTACCACGAATCTCCACGCCTGTAGGTAGTGTTGCCATTTACGAATCCCGGATAAATTTATTAATTTCCGGATAGTTGTACCAGGTAGTCCCGCGCAAAGTTTTTTCGCCAGAAGGGGAAACTCTTTTGAAGTGAACGCCTTCTATCCAGGCTCCTTGCCGGTAACTTTCAATCTGCCGGGCTCCAAGGCCAGTTCGTGCCATCAGAGCCTTTTCAACCATCCACTCTTCATTAAAAATGATCTGCGCCATATAAACCTCTCTGGCGACATGCCGAGTATAAGCATGCGCGCCGTAGTGGATTGATAATTTGTTATCAGGCGACCTGCCCGGGGAGGGCTCTCAACCGGCGCATGCCGGTCATAGCCGTGGCCACGTAACTCGCTTTACGGTTCACCACCTCCACCCAGACCTTTACTCCTTCAATCTGCACCGTATACGTCTCTTTCATCTGGCTGCGTCCGTAATCGCCGTAACGTTCTACGTGCTTAGCCAGCGCCGCATCGCACGCCTGGCGGCCCAGAGGGGAGTGTTTGCTCCGATTAATCAATCGCATATACATTCCTTAATCGGGAGAGTTTCCCCTCCCAATCCGGTTAGCCCACGTATTCCGGTTTCATGTCGTCCAGGGTGATGCGGAACTGGTCATACAGTTCATCACCGAGGTTGCGTTTCGCGCCGTTGAGAATGCCTTCTGCTTTAGCAAACAGTTCGACGGCTTCCGGTTCTCCGGGATTAGGTAAAGAGTTGATCGCGGCCTCAACTTTGTTTCGGGCGTCTACCATGAAATAACGCTGCACGGCTTTACCTTTCAGCTCGGTGAAAAGAACAGTGCCCAACACAGCTTTCTCTTTATCCAGATCCGCCCTGATGGCTTTTGCTGCATCGACCGATTCGGCGCGCTCAATGCGGTCACGGAAATCATCTGCCAGGGAATCAATATTGAGAGCTGAATCCTGCGCGCTGGTGGTGATGTCTGTTCCGCTGGTGATCTCTTCCACAGACATTCTTTGCGCTGGCGCCGGGTTTATTTCTCGCTCGGTCCTTTGTTCAACTTCATCCGGGCTGTAAACACCCAGGATGACTTCCGGGCAATACAGCCGCGCCCAGTATTTGACGCCCAGATAAGCGATTTGCTGTTTCGGGTTAGAAATCCACAAAGGAGAATTACGTGTGACGACTCCAGAAAGATAAAGTGGCTCCCCCCAGGTGATTTCTGATTCACCGCGCAGAATCGCGCCGACCTGGACGAATAACCCGATTTCGTCCTCATCTGTCCAGCCTCGTACACGCTCGGTGACATTGTATTTCCCGTTTTTGCCGTGCTTTTCCCGGGTGACCTCTTGAGTCCTGGTGCAGTGCTCCCAGTCGCCGCCGTAACGATAGTGAAAGCGGCCATGAATGGCGCTTGAGCTGGCGATTACCGCATTGACCAATTGGGCTTCATACCCAAGCACACCGTTTACCAGATGCGTTTTTTGCGCTACTGCGTAGGGATTCATGCCCCATTGCATTGCCTGCATAACGATCGCCATGCAATCGGCTGGTTTACCCGCGAGGTGTGCAGGTACCGTCACCTGAGAATCTGCCATCAGGTTTGCAAATGCCGTTAGCTGGCCGAGCGCCTGCACGTTGAAGATGGCGTTACTGGCAGAAATGGTATTTGGAGCCTGTTGCTCAGTGGTAACAATATTGGTGTTTTCCATCGTCATATCCCCTTATGCCTGTACGCGCAGCGCTTCGAGACGGCGCAAATCAAAATCGTTGAGTTCTTCGGCGTAATCCTCAGTGATTGGCGCCGGCCATTCGCCAGTGTCGAAACCGTTCGCGATCGCGCGCATAGCTTTGCGGTACTCCAGCATGCCGAGTTCCAGAAGTTCTTCGGATGCCTCGATTATGGCGATCCAGTGGTAGTTCTCGTCTTTGTTTACGAATATCCAGAAGAACTGGTCAAGGGCTGCTGTTTCGCAGTACATAGCCGCGCTGAGGTGGTAATCCCGCTCGATGATTTCCCGGTGCAGTTTCGCGCGCAGGCCTTCCTGCTTGATGTTCCACATGCTGATGGTTTTAAGGTCCGCACCGATGCGCAGGCCGCCCATGTCTATCTCAAGGTCAGGACGCACGCGAACTTCCAGCCCGGTTTCCTCATCAATGCCGAAATAGCTCACCTCGACGGCTCGGCTCGGGTGCGTCAACAACTTGCCAGCGGTCGGGTGATTCAACAGTGCTTTCTGAATGGCCATTGCCGTAGCCAGCTGCTGGCGGGTAACCAGCACTTTTGCTTCCGGATTCTCGCGCCATGCATCCAGCAGCTCGTCGGCAAACACGGCATCCGGTTTTACCGATTTCACGGCCTGAATCAGATCCGCCTTAGTACCTGATACTTTCAGCGGCTGCGGCTTCTGTGCTTCCTGAGCAACCATGTCAGGATTGATAATCGCCAGTTGTTCCAACATGGCATCACGGCTGCCGCTGGTTTTAACAGGCGCTGACAGGGTGGCGTTGTATTCTTTGATGCAGGCCTTCATTGCTGACGCGGTAAAGTTTTTATCGTCACCAACGATTCGCTTGAACTCGTCAGGTAATTCCAGATACGCAATGCCAATTGCATCTTTGTCGCCGCCCAGCGGTACAGGAGCGGGCAGGGTGGCGTTGTGCGCCTCCAACTGCGCCTTGATATCGTCAGCACTCAACAGCGGCGGAAGCCCGTTGTTGTATTCGTCGATAAACGCGCGGATCGTCGCAGTTGTGGTGAACGCACCTTCAGGTATTTCTGGCTCGACGCTGAACTCTTTATCCATGTCGTCGGGCTGCAGCGCCAGTGCATGCACCAGATTGCCCATATCCAGAACAGGGGAGCGTACCTTCTGGATAGTTTTGGATACGTGGCGCGCCTCGAAATACATAAGCGATACTCGGGCATCTTTAACCATCGTGGAGCTGATGCCGTTAGCGGCGTGGTAGACCTCATTTGGCACGCCTTCATATCGACCAGGCTCGAAATACTCCGGCCATGCTGGCGCTGCTTGTTCAGCCTCTTCCTCTTCGTCGCTATGAGCACTCTCGGAAACCTGGTTATTCAGCACTGCGGCTGTGAGATCCGGGCAGCGTTCAGCCAGTATTTCGCTCATGCTCACGGCAGTTGTTTGCGCAGGAGGCTCATCAGCGCCTTTGCCTGCTGATACCGCATTATCATTTTCGTCTTTGACCGGCTGAGCCGTTTCTATCTGCACATTGCTGGTGGTTCCTTCTTCGGTGGCATTAGTAGCCGGTGAAGTCATAAGGTCTTCAATTGAAAACATTCCCCCGCCGAGATTGGCAATTTCCGGGGCTCTGGGTTTGGTCAGGTCTTCGGTTATCCACTTCGGATCCGTGGGGTCACTGATACCTTCGACATATTCGCCACGTTCGGCGGCCAGAACCTGATTAGCGTCAGGACGTTTCTTTTGAGCTTCTTTCACCAGTTCGGTGCCAATTACCTGAAAGTCAGTTGGGAGAGTTTCCAGGTCAGGCACACCTTCATCTCCATCGATAGCCTTTTTCACAGCGTCCAGAGTGACGGCGGCAGATGAAACATGACCAGCTTTCTCCAGCGTCTCAGCAGAAGGGGCGTCATGCTTATGCTCGGTCAGGTTCGCATTGATATAGGTCTGCAGACTTACCGGGAAATGATGAATATCGCTGGTGGCGCCACGAATAAGGGCAAAAATGGCGGCGCGGGAATAATCCAGGATGCCAGCGACCTTGCGCAGCGCTGCCGACCATTCCTTGAACGGACTTTCTTTCTTCTGGACGATCTCTTTGGCCCGGCGGTGAATAGATGCCGGGAAATTGTAGATATCGAAATCCATTGGCATTGTGGCCAGGGCTATTTCAACATCGAGCGTATCGAGGGTATGGGTGTAGTCAGGATTGCGATCGGTTTTATTACCGCCGCCAGCATTCGTACCTGCATCGGTTTTCAAAACCGAAGAAATGCAGTTACCGGCAGCCCATTCCTTGGTGAGAATGCCGCGGTCGATCGCGTTCGTGGCGAACCACAGCTTAGCAAACTGGATACGCTTGCCGAGCTCATGCCGTTTCCCTTCCGGGAAGACTTTTTTATTGGCACTGGTGAATTTCCAGAGCGCCGGCATATCGTATTTTTTGATTTCAGGGATATTCTCGGCGGCCAGAATCAGATCCTGGACGGCCGCATTATCAGTGTCCATTTCAAGAACTGACAGCTCCTGCCGGTGAGGCATGCTGATATGATAAACGTGACGTTCTTCGGCCATATACTGCGCCAGCAGCTGAGCACGAAAGGGGAGTTCTGCCACGTTAAAAAGCGCGCTTGAATCGTCCTGGTATTCATCGCTACCGAAAGTTTCCACGGTCTCACCTTGTGCCGCGTCGCCAGTAGTATTGGCATCAACCAGCACGCCACTAACGGGCTCAGCGGATTCTCCGGCATCATCGCCGTGATGAACATCAGCAGGCGCCTGTCCTGGCTTCAAAGTCCAGGTGCGGCCATCGTCGCCGAGCTGGTAGCGTTCGCACCATGAGTAATCGAGAACACCCTCTGCCGGCAGGTCGTTGAATACCGGGAAATCGGTGCGAATAGGTTTTTGATAGTCTTTGCCGCGGCCTGTTTCGATTCCAGCGTCTTCCAGATCGACGTCCAGTTGCAGAAGGGCGCGAGCTTCTGATTTATTAGTGCGCCAGATTACGGCATCAGCTTTACCCGATTTTTGAGTCGCTTTTATCAGATAAAAATACTCCATGTGATAGCCTCTATTTTAGATGTAGAATCCCCCGGGCCATTGGTAGCGCCCATTCAGGGTGGTCATTGGTTTTGGTAATTTCCGGTGTAACTTTGGTCGGTGGCACCGGACGTACAGCCCGCTTCGGCGGGTTTACGTTAGCTCTCGTGCGCCATCTGGTCGTAAGAGGCGCAGCGTTCAGAGCAGTACTCTTTTTCTTTCCGTGCGAGCTGGTTCCCCTGGAGGTACAACAGGGTGCTTACAACTGGTTTACCCTCGATTGCTTTACGGCAGTAACCGCATTTCTTCTGCATTCCTCCCCCTACATTTGCACCGTGAACCCGGCCGGATGTTCATCCAGTACACCTTTCAGCGGATAACATTCAGCTTTCACGTGTTGCTCTTCTGCGGCTGCCTTGCAGTCATTTTCACTGTCGTAAACGCCGTGCAGGACATCCTGATTACCGCCTGTCAGCATGCTGACGGTGAGAACCAGGGCAAACATCGTGCTCATGAAGGGTCTCCTTTTTGCGCGAGCATGTAGCACACCCGGCGGATGAAAGCTGACAGCGGATTTAAACGAACAGCCTGCTGACGAGCGGGTTTGCGTGCGAAATCATTCATAGAAATATCTCCTTCAGTGCGCTGATAAGCGCAATCCAGATGAAGAGCCCAATTACTGCCGAAATGACCATGGCTCTGATGCCGTGCTTGCTCATTTCAACCTCAGCCATTACGTGGCCAGCGGAACAAGAAATACTTCTGCGCTTAATGTAAGACGGTGGATGGCCGTCGGTTGTTATCACCGAGTCTTTTCGGCTTGACTCTAATTACTACATATCTGTGATGTTGTAACGTGGTAAATTTAGCGTGTCGCTAAATTCCATGCAATAGCAAAATGCTAAATTATTTGGTGTGTTGTTTTAGCGTATTGATTAATAATGGATTTAAGTTCTGTCGATAACGATGAGGGACATTGAGGAGACAAAAAAGCCCGCGCAAAGGCGGGCTAAGGTGTCCAAATAGGAGTTTAGGGAATATTCAGAATTTTAGCGTCAACGACAACCCCAATGATTTTGCAGTTGCCGTTAACTTCGATCATCGGATAAGCAGGGTTAAGGGGTTTTAGAAAGCGTCTGCCAGCATCGATAACTAGTTTCTTAAAAGTAGCTTCATTATCGCCATCTAGTTTGGCAACCACTAATTTTCCATTTCGAGGCTCTACTTCAGGATCTACCAGAATAGCAGCCCCTTCAGGTATGCTCAGACCTGCAGGAGAGGTCATTGAATCTCCTTTTACATCCAGCCAGAAGGAGTCCTCAGAGCATACAACAGTCGTATCGTACCAACGATCGATCGCTCGTCGGTGATATGGTTCTACAGCTTCCATCCATTGCCCCGCGCTTACCCAGCTGATTACAGGATAACTTCCTTTCGTCTCATTCAATCCTCGAAACGAAACGTTCGAAGATGTTTCTTTGGCATGTAAAACATCCATCCAGCCAAAAGGCAGATTAAGCGCAGACTCAATTTTGCGGGCCATCTTATCGCCAATATTGCGATGAGGATTTGGACCCAGAAGCTGGCTAAGAGCTGCCGGGCTTGTCTCAATGAGTTCGGCGAACTGTGCCTTTGTCATTCCAGACTCGCTCTGGCGCTTCTCGTACAGAGATTCCAGGTTGGCTTTTCTGATTTCTTTATTTTCCATCCATGCATTGTTGTCGTTTTTAGCAAAATGATAAATGCGCAAATTGCTAAATGTTGCTTGCGTAGTATTTAGCATAACGCTAAACTCCAAAATTGTTGACTCAACCGGAGACACCAATGAGTACAGAACTACACCGCTGGCGTAAGGGCGCCACAACTGACGAATGGGCACAACTAGCGAAGCTGGCGAATACGACCCCGGGCTATCTGGATCAGATTGCCTACGGTAATCGCCGTGCATCTCCCGAAATGGCATCCGCAATTGAAGATGCTACAAGATTTTTTCACAGCCAGGCCCCGGTGCTCAAAGAAAGCCTTGTATTCGTCACTCCGCGTAATACGGCACTCTGAACATTAAAGGGAAAATCATGCGTTCACTTACCTATCAACAAAATACCGGATTCAACACCGATGCCTTGATAAAGCGAAATCAGCTGAGAGAGGCAGATCACGACGCAATTCGTTCTGCCGTTCGCGCCTGGGCTGCAACTGAGGGCCAAGATGTTGTGTCGGCACATATCATCGATGAGTGGCGCCAGCAGGGTGGCGAGGAGATCGCGTTCCCTGATGATATCAGCCGTGCCCGACAGAAGCTTTTTCGCTACCTGGACAACCCTGCCGATTCTGAGCGCTATCGCGAGTACGTTCGCCTTCTTACCCCGGCGATCATGGCCGTTCTTCCACTGGAATACCGCCACCGTCTATTGCCCGAAGACAGTTTTATGTCCCGTCTGGCTCGTCTGGAAAAAGAAACCAGCGAAGCCAAGGTTGCCGTTGCTATGGGGGCACCACGTCATCAGAAACTGAAAGAACTGAGTGAGGGAATTGTCGAGATGTTCCGGATAGACCCGGAGTTAACAGCACCACTGATGGCCATTGTCACTTCAATGCTAGGAGTGACGTGATGCTGGAATTCAGAAAGGTGAAAGCCGCGGTGCTGCAACACCTACGGCTTTCGTTGCGAATTAACTGGATCAATTCACAGGGGAAATTATGAACACGAACCAACTGAATTTCAATAACGGGGGCGCCCATGGCTAAAAATTCTATCGACGCATACGGCGCCAGCGGCAAAAGCAATGTTCTTTTTTTCGAACCGGAAAGTTTGCATCTGGTTACCGATGCAACACACCCGCTTTACGACGAACGAGTACACCTACCGCTTAATGAAGCTGTGATCCTCAACATCATGGAACTTGGTGTACTCGAACCGATTATCGTGTGGAAGGACCCAGAGACAGGGAAAACCTGCGTGGTGGCAGGTCGGCAGCGCGTAAAGAACGCTAAGGAAGCAAACGCCAGGAGAAAGCGGGCAGGGCTGGAACCCTGGCCGGTACCAGGTATAGCTAAGCGCGGCTCAGCAATTCAAATGGCCAAATACATGGTCAGCGAAAACGAGATAACGCAACCAGACACCCCACTGGGCCGGGCCAAAAAAATGGCTCAGCAGATGGAATACGGTCATGACGAAAATGACATTGCCCTGCTTTTTGGCTGCAGCGTAAAAACGGTACAGGCTACCGTGGCGCTACTGGATGCTACGCAGGCCGTCCAGGCGGCGGTTGAGGCTGGAAAAGTCACTGTCACTCAAGCGCGTCAGCTGGTCGATATGCCACCGGAAAAGCAACGGGAAACGGTCAAACAGTTAGAGGCAGCGGCAGAGGGTGTAACTGGCCACGAGAAAGCTCGCCGCCAGCGCGCTGTCCTCGGCGACACAAAGCCTCGTCTCAAATCCCGTAAGGAAATCACCCAGCAACTTCAAACCGCCAGCGGCGAATACGCAGCGGCTTTGCGGTGGGTGCTTGGTGATGAAAACACACCAGTTTAAGCAACAACGGGGTCTCTATGCGTGATTACGGCAAGGTGCATACATCATTTTGGATAAGCGATGGAATGCGCCGGGTATCGGATGATGCCAGGTTGCTGGCGCTGTACCTGCTCACCGGGCAACACACAAACATGATCGGATGCTTCAGGCTGCCTGATGGATACGTTTCGGAAGACCTTGCCTGGACTCCTGAAAGGGTTTCGAAAGGGTTTGATGAGCTATCGGCTAACGGTTTCGCAACGCGTGATTCGTCATCGAAATGGGTGCTAATTCGTAACTTTCTGACCTGGAATTCAGTTGAAAACCCAAACCAAGGAATTGCAGCACTGCGTTTGTTTGATCAGGTCCCGGACACATCTACGGTTAAGCCAGAGCTGGCGCGGGTTTTAGCCTCGGCAATATCCCACATCGGCATCGCAAAACTAAAGGGTTCCGAAAGGGTTCTCGAACCGTTCCTTAACCAGGATCAGGAGCAGGAACAGGATCAGGAAGAAGATAGTTCGGGGCATGGCTTCGCCACACCCCCAGACCATCAGACCCAGGACGAAGGCGATAAACCTGATCCCCAAAAAATATACCCGAATGATTTCGAGCAGGTCTGGTCGGTTTATCCCAAGCGGGCAGGGGGTAACAGCAAATCCGATGCCTTCAAAGCCTGGAATGCCCGAATCAGGGATGGAACCACTACGGCGGAAATCTTCGCAGGAGTGGTGCGTTACGCGGCTTTCGTTAAAGCCGAGGGAATCCTCAACACGCAGTACGTGAAACAGGCGAAAACGTTTTTTGGCCCTGGTATGCATTTCAGCGAACCGTGGGCGATTCAGCAGGCGCCAGGCGCACGAGATCCCAATCAGATTTCGGAACCTGACAAAACCATCCCATCGGGATTCAGGGGGTAGCGATGAAAAATATGATTGGTACTGGTAGTGCGCTGGAGCGGCTGAAAAAACTTATTCCCCCTGGCGTTCAGCCAAAATTCGGCAGTGTTGATGAATGGCGTGCCTGGCAGGCCGAGGAAGGGCGCAAACATTGCGAAGAACTGGAAAAACAAAACCAGCGTACCCGCGCTGAGAAAATCTTCGGACGTGCAGGAATTCAGGATCTGCATCGGAGCTGCACGTTCGCAAATTACCAGGTGGCAGGAGATGGTCAGCGCCGGGCGCTCACGATGGCAAAAAGTTACGCACAGCATTTCGGTTCAGGGTTTGCGAGTTTCGTATTCAGCGGAGCGCCGGGAACCGGGAAAAACCATCTGGCGGCCGCAATCGGAAATCACCTGCTGGCTGGTGGTCGCTCTGTGCTGGTGGTAACCATTCCGGATCTCATGCTGCGTGTTCGGGAATGTTACGACGGCGGGCAGTCAGAGGCGTCATTGCTGGACGATTTGTGCCATGTGGACCTGCTCATTCTGGATGAGGTGGGTATTCAGCGCGGAAGCAGCGGTGAAAAAGTCATCCTGAATCAGGTTATCGATCGCCGACTGTCCTCCATGCGGCCTGTAGGCATCCTAACCAACCTGAATTATGACTCGCTGAAGGAAACACTGGGCATGCGGATCCTTGACCGTCTCCAGATGGACGGCGGTATGTGGGTGAATTTTGAATGGGACAGCTATCGCAAAAACGTGCGCCATATGCGCGTCGTTAAGTGAGGTATGTATGGCAAGAGCACTGTCAGCAGTTGAGCGCAGAGAGTACGTCCGCGCAGTGATTCGGATCACCAGGCATCAGGGGCGACTCACGACCGCCGAGGCAATGAAAAAACTGGGACTGAGCCGCGCTACTGTCCAGCGGTATTTTTCCGAAGCAGAAGCGACTGGGGAGGTTGTCCGGCATGGTCGTCTGGGGCTGTTCCGCGATCAGCGGGCCCTCATCGACTTTGACATGAAACGGCTTGGGATGGTGCCAAAGGCAGCGTCGGGGATGAATTACAGCCTGCTTGGTTGTCCTGTATTCCAGCGTTTCCTCGATATTCAGGAAATGATTTTTACCTGTACGCCGGCATCGTCATCACGGGAAATCTTATGACAATTGTGAAAACCCATACCGGCATCGTGATCACCAAAGACGGTCCGCAGGTAAAAAAACTGCACCAGACAGAGCGGATGTGGGTCGTTGGCAAAAACGAGTTTTACCACAAAGAAACCGGGCGCCGTCACTTTGCAGAAAATACGCGCCGCCGGCTGCTGCTGGACACCATCAAGCCTATCGGGGTGAAGCATGTTTAAACAGAACGAAAAATGTATCGCTCAAATTGCTGAGTATATCCCGCGCGCCTGCCGGGGTATGCAGCTGCAGGAGGCCAAAGCGCGCCTGGAGAAAAAAATTGCGCTCTATATCGATGACGGCTGTGATGCTGCCGTTCTTAATGCCGCCTTTGCGCCAGCTCTTAACAGCCATACGAGGGAGTCTTTTTTTTCGTGCATCGCAGCGCAGCTGTATGAGGGGGCCAAATGACCGAGCAAACCATCCTCGACATGTGCTGTGGCTCCCGCATGTTCTGGTTCAACAAACGAGATACTCGCGCGGTATTCACTGACATTCGAGCCGAAGAGCACAAGCTGTGCGACGGTCGCCATCTGGTTATCAGTCCTGACCTCGTTGCTGACTTCCGTGCGCTGCCGTTCGCTGATGCCTCATTTCCGGTTGTTGTGTTTGACCCGCCACATCTTGAGCGCGTCGGACAGACCGCGTGGATGGGCAAAAAGTACGGGCGCCTGAACAAAAAAAACATGGCGTGCCGACATTCGCGCAGGATTCAAAGAGGCGTTTCGCGTACTGCGGCCACATGGTGTGCTCATATTCAAATGGAATGAAACCCAAATCCCCGCTAGCCAAATTCTAGCTTTAACAGGCGAGAAACCGGCGATCGGCCAGCGCACCGGGAAGAACGATAAAACCCACTGGATCATCTTCGTGAAGGGAGCGACAGCATGACTGATATCACCGAACTGGCGCAGAGCCTGAAAGCGGCAGCAGAGAAATGGAGCGTGGTAGATGAGAAATATGATAGAGCGGAAATCAATGTGGCTGAGTTTGTGTCTGCTGCGGACCAATACAACAGCATAGTGAGAGACCCTGCAAACATCCTCGCGCTGGTAGAGGCGCTGGAGAAGTCAGAGAAGACATCCGAAGCGCGCCGGGAAGCCATAGACAGAACGCACAACATGTTTGTTCGTGAACGTGACAGGGCAAGCGCGGCAGAAGAGGCGCTAGAGAAGGCGCAGCAGGTGGACGAAGAGCTTTGCAGGCTCCTGCCTCCAGGCGCTGAGTATATGGACCCACCAGACGGCGGTGACGTCACGCCGCTTGAAGGGGTGCGTCGCATGGTTGCTGATTACCGCCAGCGCATCGCAGAGCTGGAGTCACGCTTAAACTCTGCTGACAAATTGCAGGACAGTGCATTCCGTAGTGGATTGCAACACGGCTTTAGTCTCGGACAGACAGATGACCAAAGAGGTTATGAGCAGAGCATGGCCGCTTACAGCCTCGCCGCTGGCATCAAGGTGGAGGCTGAGTGATGGCTATAGAAAACCCGAGATCATGCCCGCACTGCGGCGGTGAGAATGGATTCCACACGAAAGAGGTTGTGGATTTCAAACAGTTTTATGCTTGGGATGGCTCTTTCCTTGAGGGGCAGCACACCAGCGGCATTCGCGGCGGGAAAGCATTCTACTGCTGCGACTGCGGTCGGAATATAACATCGCACATCAATAAGCCAGGAGCCAACCAATGACCAGCAAATCAGAACTTAAGGAAGAGTTGAAAAGGCCCCACCCGAGGCCTTCATTCAAACCACCTTCTTTAGCCACCTTTTCCGTCTTAGTTTCGGAACACATGAAATGGCGGCGAGTTGAGTTCCACAAATGGAACAGGCTGCGCCATGAAATTGGTTTGCATCACCTCGGTAGGTAGTGAAGTAGAACTTTGCTCCTGAGCAAACCGGGCACTTGAATTCGATGTCGGGGATATCCCCTCCAGTCAGATGAGTTGAGTAATGAATATAGGCTAAAAAGGGAAAAAACCTTACCTTTTTGGATGATTTTTGCCTGGTAATTAAAGGTATTTATTAATGAAGATGACTAAAGAGAGTCTCCTCAAAGTTATTGGTGCAGCTGATGATGTTATTTCAGCATTGGCAGGCACTAACGACGAAGTTCACAAAGACGACACCGATAAGATGGTTCGTTTGTGGGATGACCTGAACGACCAATATGCGCCACCTGAAGTGGTCAGAGAGCTGGCCCGCTTAGCATTGGCCGCAATGGACAGCGAGCCGGCAGCGCCGGTGGCAGAAGTGGTTTCAATTTATGGCGACCCCGAAGCCTTTGGGGAGCGAGAGATTAGACCGCTTGTCGGCATTCAGCAAATGCCATACGGGACGAAGCTCTATCGCCACGCGCAGCAGCCGGTAGTTGAGAGCGAGCCGGTGGCAGAAGTTTTATCTAACCGCCCAGGCAATGACACGTCGACAATTGACAGGGCGCTCCCTGTTGGCACCCAGCTCTATCGCCACGCGCAGACAGCGCCGGTAGTGCCGGAAGAAGCCACTCCGGACAGTATCGAGATTCTTGCCAGTGCCAGGCGTCGTGACCACGCTGTATTCCAGTGGAATGAAAACCAACGAAATGCGGCCGCTGATTCCTGGAACGCCTGCCGCGCCGCCATGCTCCAGGCAAAGTCGCTAATCAGCATCAATCCCGCGCCAGCTATGGTTTCCTTGCCGAAAAACGCCGAGTCGATGACTGGCAACTCTCCGGTTAACGATGTCACTGCTGGTAAACCTTTTACCATCTTACTACCAGATATCAGTTCAAAAGCATTTTGGAGTGGCGCGGGGAAAAATGAAAATTTTCATCCAGAGACTTACCGCCGCTGGGTGAAGGAAGCAATAGAGCGATACTGCGCCATCGCTCGGATCAATGTGGAGGTGAAATAGTGGACTCTTCACTGGAATATGCCTGCAAACGCCTGCAGGAACTGGAAAGCCTACTGCTGGTGGATGTGCCTGAAACAGTATGGCCAGCGGAAGTCAGCATGGTCTTCTATCTGAATGGCGGAAGGCAATAATGAAATAAAGATTGCTGAAACCATTCGAGATACAGCTCCATGATTACTTTTGGTTGTAGTTTGAACAGGATAACTATCGTTTAAGTCGATTTAATGTGTTGGTTTGGCTAAATGAACAGTATTTTAATGGGGGTGAGCATTTATAATATGCAATCATAGATCTGTGTAACTTCATGAAATATTTGTATTTATTATTTTTATTGGATGATTGGTGTGGGCGTGATAGCAAAAAGATTCATCGATCGATAGAATTTTATTGATCGATGAATCCTTTCAATCTAAACTATGTGTAATGATGTTAGTGGAGATCAATAATGGATAAAAGATACTCAAGTCAGGCCTTCTTTGATTTCCTGTATACCCTTCCTTCTTTGGGGCTGTTGAAGGATGCGACAGCTCGAAACCTCAAAAACTCAGCTTTGCTGTTACTTTCCGCTGTGGATCTCAACAGTGAAGATGACATTCGTGATTTTGATGTCGAACAGTTGATCGACAGATATGTTGAAAATCAAAATTCGAAACCAACTGAGTCAAGTATTCAAAATTATAGAAGCCGTTTTAAGAGCGCAGTTAAAAAATTCGATGAGTACGTATCTGTTGGAACGGTGCTTGACAGGTCTGAAGACGACAATGAATTCGCGGGGTTAGATGCTGTGGAAGAAAAAATTGAAAAGGCTAAATTAGTACCCGACGAGAAAGTAAAAACCTTCAATTTACCAGTGCTACTCCGTCCAGAGACAGGGGCTTTGATTACTATTCAAAACTTACCTACGAACTTTACTGAAGAGGAAGCAGAACGGATCTTATCCATTCTGAAAGCTTACATTCGGTGATAAGAGATTTGAGCCCTTCCTTTGGCGAGAAAGGGCTCAGATTGGGGATGAAAGCACCCGCAATCGGTACTGCATAGACAACAATACCATAGCGGATCCCCATAATTTTATCAAGTTTCAGGGAGGTGCTCTCCTGAGGCGAGGATAACTTATGGCTTTAAAAGAAATTGCAACAAAACCACTACCTGCTGGATTTCGCTGGGTAAGATGTCGATTCCGCCGAGCTCGCGCTAAGGCAGGAACGCCTGATTCAGAGCGACGCGTCCTGGATGCCCATGAGTATGGTTATAAATGTTGGTCCTTCCCCGTAAGGACGAAACCTTAAAATTAAACCCGCTTCGGCGGGTTTTTCTTTCTGTACTCAGAATGTGGGGCGAGTACAGGGGTGTCATCGCTAGAGACTGGAGTGGCTTGATGTGTACGAAAGACAAGCAAGTTACGCGACGTGGTAACACAGGGTACCTGCGGCTATTGCCGAGGCACACGTGAGCTAATTTACTGTAAATGTATCAGCCTCATGAGGCTGCTTAACGGTAATCCTGTAGAACGCAAAGCCGTACCGGAGTCATCAAACTTAGCTTAATAGGTGAAAAATCATGTTGAGCCTCATGTTTTTATTCAAGCAAAATGTGATAATCACAAGCGGAAATGGCCTATCATGAGGAGGGTTTATGGAAGTCGAATTCTTGCTTATAGGTAAAGGTCTAACTGGTCAAATAAAACGATGTGATTATCCAAGAGATAAATTACGAGTTACTGAGTTAACTGTTGAGTCTGCCAATGAGCCAGCCACCGTTAGTCCAGTCTTGGTATTTGACGTTATTCAACATAAGTATGAAGGGAAAACATATGCAATTGCTATCGGGGCATCATCAGATTCAGTACAGATTAATGCTCTTATTGACAGGTTAAAACCTCAACCTATACCCGAAAGTTTGCTTATCAAAGGCGACCCTCCTGATCAAAAATAAATTATAATCCCCTCAGCATTAGAGGGGGGGTTATGTCACTGTGGAAAATTGCAGACAAAACTAAAGACGAGCAGGACAAGGTCAACGTCGACCTCGCCGCTTCCGGCGTAGCCTAC